GTTGACACCCGTTAGTGTCACTAAATTGTCTTAATTTTGTTTCTTATTCTCCATTTATGAATTTTTCTCTTAGTTCTGAAACTAAGAAATCTTTATCTTCTAACCGCGGAGGTGCCTCCCGTCGAGGACGCGGTGGACGTAAGTCTCTACCTCCGGGCACTGCCGACCAGTCGCCCTCTGAGGGAACCAGTTCAACTTCTACTACTGAAGAGAATTCTTCGCATGAGAACTCTACTGATCTGAGACCCACAGAAAATAATCCCACTCATTTAGAGAGGAAACAAAGGGATGTCAGCCAATATGCTAGCCAATTGCGAGATAATTTGGCCTCTTTGTTTCTGCACACGTTGTCGGATAAGGTATTCCCTTCCCAACTTGATCCTGCCCCTATATTTCGAGCTGCCTCCTCATTGTGCAGAGAGCTAAGATATAGGGAGCTCAAACCCACCATGTGGAAACTCACGAAATGGTACATAAAGACACGGCGAGTAGAGATTCGGAAAGGGGAAGAGGGGTTTGCTCGTAAATACGAGTTAGACGCTTTCTTCTCCACCGATTCTTTATCCGCGCACCCACATTCACGTATCGCACGATTTGCGGCTGATCGGGCCCTTTGGGAATTGGCGATTAACCAAGTGAAGAAATTGGGTTTGACTTCTGTCAACGATTTTTATGGATCAAATAGACATAAGTTTGTGGCTTTGCATCTGAGTAAATTATTCGTTAAGAGTAGGTTTGGTGATTCTCTGGTGCCGTACACATGGTTTAGGCCTTTAATAACCGCCAAAGATTACGTGACATATCAAGCTCATCTGAAGGAGCTACCATCCACCGATCCTACCCCCCAATCCTTTGTTATGATCCAAGACGTTTATAATCTTGACCCCAAGGATTTATTAGATCGTCTAGACGCATACGGAGTTAGAGTGGGAGCCATATGTGTGATGATTCACGACAGACGTGTATTGGCAGGCATGATGTTTAAAGAAGGGCCTTATTATCAGAATCAGGGCTTGTTTCACTGTGCTCCGGGACCGGGTGAATTACCTTGGGTCCCCTCCCCTTCCAATGATTTTTGGATAACTCAATCAAGTTGCCTCCTGGATTCTGGCCGCGTGGCCGTTTGGAGCTTTCACAGGGAATTCGGTGATTACAAGATCTTTGTTTTCAATGTCGTAGACACGGAAATTCTTAACCCCCCTATTTCTGATATCCCGCTGCCTTCCTCAGCTTTGCTCATTGAAAAGGATTTTCCTTTACCTACCACCTTCTTGGACAAGGTTTATTTTTCGATCCTACGAATGATAGGGCAACCTTTGGATAAATTGACCGTATTTTTACCGGCTCTTGAATCTCTTGGGGCTTCAATGGTGGGGAAAACACGTCAGGTTTACCAAGTCAGTCAACTATCGAACGCGGTCGAGAAATTGTTGAATGAACCAGATTATGTTTCTTTCTGGAAATTCATTCCTATTGACAAAGCAAAGGTCCTGAGAGATACAGTAACCTATATAACGTGGTCTGGTTTTTCGTCAGATTATTATTTGATAGAGAAATTGGCTTCCATATTTGGTAGTTCTGTAGCAGCTTATAAAACGTTCAAGAACAAGATGGTGAATGATACTAATGGGTATTTCACACTACCTATCTTGCGTTCATTAATGATCATGTTTGGTTGGTTTATAGCTTACCGATATGTAGCGGCCCGGTTCCCCATATTTTCATGGATTTTTGGCCGTGTTACCTCAACTAAACAAACAATTTCTTCCTTTTCACCTCCCATTGATACATCTGGTCCATTGCAGTATTTACTAACTGGTTTAGCGCCGGCGTTTGAGGAACCCTTGAAGGAACGCTTTGGCTCTGCTTGGATAGCAGTAACCGAAAGCGTCATTTGTTGGCTGCACCCTGACCTTCAACTGACGTATGGTAATAAACAGATGTATTACGCTATTTTCGCTACCACTTACAAATTTCTTGCTCATAAGCTCTTGGGGAAATTGCCTCGAGTCTTCCATTCTTGTGTCAATGTTGTGGCTATGGCATTAGCGCAACCTGACCAAGGCACGGAAGAATGGTATGCCCGCACGGCAGCTCACACAGTGCTGAGTATTTTTCTGACAAATTTACCCATACCGAAGGTTGCAAGATCTGTATTTAGGAGCATGCATAGGAAATGCATGCTTGACTTCTTGGGCTGCTGTTCATGCACCCCAAGAAGTTGCGGTTTCAGCAAGTGATTCCTGGTTTTCTTGCCCTCCACACACGTATGTGAAGAAGGCAGCGGATTGGTTCATGGAACGTTGTTTACCGCCTTATTCGTCTTTTTCTGGTTTAGGGTCGCCGAAGAACATCTTACAGGTAGGCTCGAGATCGCACCATGAGTGCGATGAACATCAGATCCCTGATCGCTTGGTGGATTTTCATGAAGCGTTGAGAGAAGGGACCCAGAAGGATTATATTCTCCCATATGAAGAAGGAATAGCTCTGACTTACGAAGAGGCTTTTATTCCTTCGACGGTACATGTACCCAATGTCCCGTTACCTTCTGGAGCCTTGCTCCCCAGTGATTTGTATACCAGTAAAGAGAAGAATTCAGGACAGTATGTAATCTGCTCGTCCACAGCAATGTTTTGTCGTCCGGTAGGCATTTACCATTTTTACAATGCCTTGCGGCTGCGCAATTTAGCTGTGGCTGAGCATTTAACTGGTTGTGAAAATCCCTTAAATCGTTGCACTCTGGCGGGTCCTCCCAAAGGAAAGTGTGAGATTTATGTGAGGTGGAAGTCTCTCTTTGACCATATTAGCCCTTTGATTAAAGGAAGGGTGAAAAGAGCTGTGCAAGAAGATAGCTCTTTGTTCGGAGAATGGTCGTTGAAGAGGGGCACCTGGATTAAACATTTTAACACCTCAATGCAGAGAGCTAGAGCTGCAGAAGGGGTGGCGTTACGATCTGAGGGTTATATATTCCCTAAGTCCACTATCTTTTTGAAGGCGGATGAAGTTCTTCCTCCCAAGATATTACCAGATGGCAATGTTGGTGTGAAAGGAAGATTGGTGAAAGCAGTCCATCACTCTATCCAAGCTGAGGCTTGTGTAGTCATTGATCGGGCCATGAAATTACTGAAGACAATCTTCACTAAACCGTTCTCGTTCACGAACGGTTGGGTAGTGAAGATGGCCATCGGTTCCGGGATGAATGGCTCGGAGCTTTCGCAATGGTTGACTGATAACTACTCGTGGGTTTTCCAAGGAACAAGAAGAGCAACGTTTATTTTTGCGGGCGATGACACGTTCTTTTTGATTCATGACTCAACAACGGTCAAATACGGAGAGATTGATTTCTCCAAATTTGACAGGACACAGGGTGTACATGCCCTACATTTTGAGTATTCCATCTTGGAATTATTGCTTTGCCCACCTGATATCTTATCTAATCTCTATAAAGCAACGGTGAGTTCTGCCGTATATGAGGAAAAGTCCCTAGATTGGAAGGATAAAATCGTAATGCCGATTCAACGGGCCACAGGTGGCCCTGACACCACAATAGGGAACTCTTTAAATAATGCCTTGACAACGTGGGGTTTTTTTCGAAGTGACACGATTGAGATAACGGACTTACCGAAGTACCAATCGCAATTTGGCTTCGAATCAAAATTTAAATTGAGTTCTACCTATGCCGGAGTTACGTTTCTGAAGGGTTCATTCTTTTCGAACTGTACTAACTTCGGTAATACTACATTTACTTGGTTACCTTTACCTTCTCAAGCTATAAAATTGGGAAAATTGCTAAATGACCCTTGTGAGATTTACAAGGGGGACCCTCCCCGAATTGCCTGGCGGAAAGCGGCCTATGCTTTAGCCCAGGGAGTGGGAACTATTCCAGAGAATTATCCGATATTGGGTGATTTAATGAAGTTCTACCGCTCCAAAGGTATTGAGAATGATTTGAAACTGAAGGAGAACCAGTACCGGCTTGAAGTAGACTGCCAAGCTGAAGAGTTGGACGTGGAGGAGTTCCATAGTTTTTTATGGGATCGCTATGGAATTTCTCCTGAAGAGACAGACCTGTTGAAGGAGCAGTTGAGGGCTCTGGAGAAGGTCGATCTTCCGATATTGTTACCCTTCAACTCATTGTGGCCTAAATTATGGGCTGACTATGAGTAAAATGGAGAATGGCTCATACGTAGAGGGAGGTGGTATGAGAAAGAGAAGGAAAACTCTAGTGAAATAACCCGACTTGTTGGAAAGTCGTAACCAGGCATCTGCATTAACCACATGACTTCTCGCGCAAACCCAAAGCTAACTAAAGCTAAAAATAACCCTAAGAGGAAACAACCACCAAAGGTTGCAACTAAAGTTGTGAATTCCAAAGGAGCAGTAAAGTCCGTTTTTACTGTTCCTGATTGTTCGGTTGATTATCTTTCGGCCTTAGCTAACCCTTTCGACACACCTCAAGGTGTTTGTCTGCCCTCAGCAGACTTCCCTATCCCATCTTCAAAAATCGTGACTCGCATCCGAACTCAGTTTCGTCTTGGAACTACAGGATACGGGTTTGCTCTCTGTAAACCTGTTGCTGCTAACAACGTTACTTGTATAACGATGTCTGGTGCAACATCTGTTGGTGGAAGCTCGACCCTGTTCGGTAGCTTCACGAATCATTCTCTTGTACAAAATGCTCAACTCCCTTATTCCTCGTCAGCTTTCACTGCCACTGGAGTACAGGCAAGAGTTGTAGCATTTGGTATGCGGATCAAATATGTCGGACAACTGATGAATCGCAATGGAGTAATTATTTCGTATGAAGACCCCGATCACGCGGACATAGGAGGCAATAAGTCGTTCGATTTGTTGTCGGCTAATCCGTACACTGAAATCAACAGAGTTGGTGACGATGAATGGGATGCTGTCATAATGTATTCTGGACCTGCTGTTCCCTCTGATGCGGATTTTCAAGCATCCACTCTGCCCACTGGAAATGATGCTAATATCCTAGGGTTTGGAATAGCAGGGCAGGCTTCTGATCTCTATGAACTTGAAGCAGTTTTTCACCATGAGTTCATAGGCAGCGTTGTTGTGTCTCGCTCCATGTCGCACGCTGATCCAGCTACCTATTCTAAAGTGTTGCAGACCGTTAAGGCGTCGACCGCAATGTCGCCTTTAACGCCGACAACCACCAAGGGAATATGGGAACGGTTTAGGGATGCCATCTCTGAATCTTTACCGAAAATGATAGCAGGTGGTGGGAAAATTATCTCTTCCATAATCTCTGGGAATGTCCCTGAAGCTTTGCGGACGGCCTCGAATTATGCCGTTAGAGATACCCCCTTCGGTGCCGGAGTAAAAGCCTTAACTGGATATTCAATTCCCTCAGCCCAGAAAGCTTTAATGTTAGCTGCCCCGCGATAAATCTTTTCTCGCACGTCTTCCCTCAGTGTGTCGATACGGGGGAAGTAGGAAAATTC